CCAAGATCAACCACAAACTCGAACCGATCACCACGCAGATCAACAGCGGCGACCAGATCGAGATCATCACGGCCGACAACGCCCGTCCCAAGCCCGAATGGCTCGAAACGGTCACCACGGCCAAGGCCAAACAGTCGATCAAGAGTTTCCTCAAACGCGAACGGCAGAACAACATCGAGCGGGGCATGCAGATGCTCGACGAAAAGATGAAGTCGCTGAACGTCAAGTTGAGCGGCCGCGTACTGCGCAAGATCACGCCCATTTACGACAGCAAGAACAAGGAGGAGCTGTACAGTAAGATCGGAGCGGGAATCGTCTCGCTCGACAACCTGGACAAAGCCCTCAAGGTCAACTCCAAGAGCAAGATACTCAAATTCTGGACCCTCTTCATCCCCCAGAAGAAGGAGGACGAGACGGACGATGCCGCAATTCCGGGCGAAATCGCCCCGGCAGAGGAGGCTCCGGCCACGGAACCGCAGTTCGAAATCGCGGAGTGCTGCAAGCCAATTCCGGGCGACAAGGTGGTAGGGTATCGAGACCCCGCCTCGGGAAACATCATCGTACACAAGGCCACGTGCGACGAGCTGAACCGTCTTGCGACACAGTTCGGCCGCAACATCGTCAAGGAGGAGATCAAATGGTCGCAGCACAAGGCCATGTCCTACCTGGTGACCACGGAACTGCGCGGCATCGACCGGCAGGGCATCCTGCTCGACCTGGCGAAGGTCGTAAGCGCCGATTTCAACATCAATATCCGCGAAGTGAACATCCACAGCCACGACGGCATCTTCGAAGGCAACGTCAGCCTCTACGTGAAGGACGCCGAAAGTCTCCACGCCGTGATGGACAAACTGCGCAAGATAAAGGGTATAGAGAGTGTCAAACGAACATTGAGTTAAAGACATGGATGATTTCGCAACGGTAATATGGGTCGTGATCATCGCCGGAGCGATGATATTCAACGTCGTATCGCAATCGCGCAAGGCCCGCGGAAAAGGCGCCCGCACACCCGGCCACGAAGAGGCGTGGCCCTCGCAGGCACACCCGGAGTCCGAACCGGACCCGATGCCGGCTCCGCGCCCTGCGCCGTGGCCCGTTGCACCCGTTTTTCCGGACGAATGCCAGAGTCTGGAGGAGATTCCCGCCGAGGAATATGCACCGGAACATACGACGCCGAAAGCCGCCGGGAGGGGGCATTTACGCCATCAGACCGTCAACCGGCTCATGGACGACAGCGGGAATGACGAAATCGCCGCGCATTCCCTCACGAACAATGCACCGGATGCGGCAACAACGTCCCAGACCGAAGAATTCAACCTCCGGCAGGCGATTATCTACTCGGAAATACTGAAACCCAAGTTCGAGGAATAGGATGCCTGAAACCAAGCCTAAAGCCCCCTTGACGCCCGAAGAACTGCGTTGGCGGGCCGCCGCCCGGGACCCGGACAAGTCAAAACGCAATCTGAAACAGCAATACATCCTGCTCGGATGCGCAATCGCCGCAAGTATCGGATGGGGAATCTACTTATTCCGTACCGATGTCATCTCCCGGTCGGACTGGTTGGGAGCGTTGGGAATCGCCCTCTCCCTCGTCAGCATCCTTCTCGGCATTGTCAATAACAGGCGTATTTTGGCGGGCAAGAGCCCTGGGGCAATCTCTGACCCACTCTCTCCACAGCAGAAACCTCGATAAATGACGAAAATGACACCTCGGGAAAATAAATGGCTGGAAGAATACCGCCGGCGGGAAGCCGCGAAAACGGTCCGAATGCAGCGCAGGGCGCTTTGGTTCTGGGGTGCGTTATTCACGACATGGGCGATTTTCGGGCTTTTCGCAGAACCGGACAAGTTCACATTCACCGACAGCCTGCTGCTGATAATGATCCTTGTCAATGTATTTAACAGCATCAAGGAACTGATCCGCAATAAACGAATCGCCGCAGAAAAAAAAGCCGCCGAAACTTCGGAAGACGCCCCGGTCGCTAAATAGGCAAAACCTAAAAACAAAGATATGGCAACTATTTTTTCACGCATCATCGCAGGGGAGATCCCCTCGTACAAAGTAGCCGAAAACGAAGACTACTACGCATTTCTCGACATCAATCCGCTGACAAAAGGCCATACGCTGGTCGTCCCCAAAAAGGAGGTGGACTATATTTTCGACCTCGATGACCGAACGCTGGCAGGCATGATGCTTTTCGCCAAAGAGGTCGCAGCCAAAATCAAGCGGGAAATAGCGTGTGCAAGGGTAGCAGTCGTCGTTTTAGGCCTCGAAGTGCCCCATGCACACATTCATCTGATCCCCATTCAGAGCGAAAACGACGTGGATTTCCACCGCGAAAAGCTCAAACTGACGTCGGAAGAGTTCCGCGAAATAGCCGACAAACTCTCGAAATAGAAGGCTGTTTACAAATCTACAACAAGCTGTATTTAAGCCGGATAGTGGGTTATCAACACTATCCGGCCTCTTTTTATTTAACATAATAAATCCGAAATCCGGAGATGTTAACAAAATGTCTGATAAGGGTTCGGAAATAGCTTGAAAATGCATTCATTTTTACAAAATAGGGTAGTGTATTTACAAATGTAAATACACAATGTCCGCGTCATTTCCATGTGTAATTACATTTGTAAATCACATTTGTTTGTTAAAGATGTCAATAGTTACAATTGTAATAATCCGACATCCTTTAAATAAACTGCAATTTCAGAGCGACCAACAAGCGATTAAAATATTAAACATTGAGCAATATATACTCATTAATCAGTCATTTACGAATATTACTTAAAGAAACAATTCAATATCATATAGTCTAATCCATCAATAACCAGCTACAAGTAGACTGCGCCAATAGTGCACAGCGTAAATATTCAAATACCATATATTTATCATTATTTATCTAAAATAACGCTTTAACAAATAGATTGCATGCAAATTTAACCATATCGACTTATTTACACTTGTAAACTTTGTCGACACTTATTAACATTTTACAAATGTAGATTTTACTTGTTTTACAAAAGAAAAAACTTTATATTTGTAAAAATTTGCGCTGATGAGGGAAAAATTGCTCGATCTGATGAAAAACGAAGGATTGAAGCCGAGCCAGCTCGCGGAACTGCTCGAAATCAATCCGGCGGGAATTTCCCATATTCTCGCCGGGCGAAACAAACCGGGCTTCGATTTGTTACAAAAGATTCTCCGGAGGTTCCCGCGAATCAATCCCGACTGGCTGCTGCTCGATTCCGACAAGATGTATCGCGACAGCGAACCCGAACAATCCGCACCGGCCGCTGCGGTCGAATCGTCGATCTCCGACGGATTGTTCGGTCCGACCCGGAATACGCCGCTCAACCCGCCGCATCAGGAGCCGGCTTCGACAACGTCCGAAAATCCGGCGCCGCCGGCAACGGCTCCATTTTCCGGCACACGGACAGACGTCGCCGTCCGGCGAATCGTAATATTGTACGATGACCTTACCTTCGAGAGTTTCACGCCGACAAAGCGCTAAAAGCCATCGCCCGGAATATTTTTGTGAATGTTGCACGCACAGGAAGATAATCCGCCGCCGGCCGAAGCTTAAAATCCAAAATGAATTTAACCCGCCGGCCAATCGTCCGACCGGCGACCATAAAAAAAGCATCCTTACAGTACAAAGGTAATTGAATTAATATTGTCATTATGTTAAATTACTGGGTGATTTCGCGCTGCTTACTGCGTTGTCCTTTAGGACTTTACACATGTAATTTACATTTGTTAATATTAATATTATGTTTGATGATTCATTCAAATTGTGCCTTGTTGTCGCCGATCTTGTCGCTATAACCGGGACTATTCGCAACGACGTTCCCGCTTGTCTTGCCGAGCGACTTGACCTTGCCGTTAAAACGATTCGTGAAGTCTTGGAAAACGTGCAGTAATACTTTAATTTATATTTGTAAAACACTTAAATTCATTTGGTTATGGAAACGTTCGACGTTGTAATCACTCTTCCTGGCGGCACGAAAATCGAATGTACCGCAAAGTCTGCTAAGTACCTTATTATCGGTCTTGGCCTTGAACCTATTATCAAAAATGGAAAAATTCAAACAACTGCTGAAGAGTAAAAAGTTTTGGACGCTGATTGCGGCCCTTGTGGCCGCTTTCGCGGCCTTTTTTAATTCTTCGTGTTCTGCTTCTGCTAAAGTTTCAAAATCCGGCGTTCACATTGATACCGTGCGCGTTGACTATATTATTCGAAGTCGAAATATAACCGAATTTTAATCATGAGATTTTCTTTTAAGCCTCCTTGTAAAATTTATGTTATTGTTGCAAATGGTCAGCCTTTTTTCTCTGTTGCTAACCCCTGTACTGTTCCGGCAATTATGGATGAGGCTCGTGTTGCTTTCGGTGAGCAGGCTTTAGTCGAAGTTTTTGTGCAAACTACCGAGCCTTATGAGCCGAGTGTCGCTACTGACGATAGCAAGTAATGTCTACTACCGCCTTATGGCTACGAATACATGGAGGGCCTTTGAGGCCCTCCTTTTGTGGTCCGACGAAGTGCGCTACGAGACTGTTCGTGGTAAGGACCCTTGCCTGGTTGTTGTTTTTGATAAGTCCGATGAGTTTTTTCGTTGGAAAGACTGGGTAGTTGATTCTGCTCTACCCTATTGTTATACCCGTACGGTAGACGATCGCGTTACTATTACCGTTCCTGTCGTATCTTTCTTCCGTTCGACGGTCAATCCCTCGAAATGGCGTGTGAGCAACCGCAAAGCATAGTTAATCGTCGCTATGTCGATATGACCTACAATGAAGTCGTTGACTACGCGAAAGTTAACTACGGCACTTTTTGGCCTCCGGACTATGTTGTAGAGGTCCCCTGCGGATACTGTCATTCTTGCCAAAAGTCGTATAATAATCAGTATCGTATCCGACTTATGTACGAGGTCCGTCGTTGGCCTCCGAATTCCTGTCTGTTTGTTACCTTAACCTTTGACGACGATAACCTAAAGAAGTTTTCGAAGGACACGAATAAGGCTGTCCGTTTATTCCTCGATCGCTTGCGCAAAGATTATGGTAAACAAATCCGGCATTGGTTTGTTTGCGAATTTGGCACGCTACATGGTCGCCCTCACTACCATGGCATCCTTTTTAATGTTCCGCAGGAGTTGATCGATGGTTATTCTTCGGATGTTCCTGGTCATCATCCTCTCCTTGCGTCCCGCTGGCAGTACGGTTTTGTTTTTGTTGGCTATGTTTCTGATGAGACGTGCAGTTATATTACCAAGTATGTAACCAAGTCGATTAATGGTGATAGAGTTCGCCCCCGTGTTATTACCTCGTTTGGCATAGGCGGAAACTATCTTAATACTGATGAAGCTTGCTTGCATAAGATTGGCGATAAATATCAGCCCTCTATGTTGCTTAATGGCCTTCCGCAAGCTATGCCGCGTTATTATTATAACAAGATATTTACGGAAGTTGATAAACAAAATATGGTGCTCGATCGTTTTATTCGCCCTCCTGTTGAGTTTAGTTGGCAAGGCCAAAAGTTTGCGAGTAAATTCGATCAAGTTATGCAACGTCGTTCTACTTTGGAATTGAACAAATCTGCTGGTCTTACTCCTGCTTCTCCCTTACCCTCTTCTCCTCGTGTTTCTTCTTTTGATAGATTTAAACAACTTATTGACGAAATTAAAGAATTTGAGTAATGGCAAAATATCGCATTCCATCCGATTATAAGAATGATGTTTCTAAAGCCACCCACGCATGGCCTTCGGGCGCTGGCTCTCCCATTCATTTAGGGCTGGCGTACCCTGCGCATCACCGTCATTTGAATGTCGGTGATCGTATTCGCGGTGAAATTAATACGCTCGTTCAGTCGAATCCTATGCAAGGCCCTTTGCTTAACGGATTCCGACTTGTCACTATCGCCACCTTTATGCCTGATGGTGTTATTTATGGTTGGCTGCGCAACGGTAAGCGCTATACGCCCGATCAGTATAAGAATTTTTCTAAATATTATTTCAATCCTCTCGGCGTCAACTTCCCCTCTGTTTACAATGATCCCGCTTTCGGTGATAAGCGTAGAATTTGGAAGATGAAGCGTTATATATCTAATCCCACAGAAGGGACTGCTACTTATTACGATGTTTGGTCTGACGATTTGATGAACGCCGATGTGGATACGCAGGCTTATGATCACATTGGCCGCGGTGGCCTCTGGGATTGGCTCGGTGTCCCCGCTGGTGCGGTTTATCCAGGTTTTGGCGGTACGCAGCCTCAGCCTTTTGATTCTGATTCTTTTAAGTGGAACCTCGCTTCCTTTGTAACCTATCTTCTTTCGCATTATTATTATATTGCGAATATGCAAGAGGATTACGTTTATTTTACTCGTGGCGCTCGCGAAATTGCGTGGGGACTTTACGAATCGGCGAGCAAGGACTATTCGCAATCTCTTGCGGAACTTCCTTTTAATATGGTATTTGACAGTCTTAACCCCGATATGATTATTGATTTCGTACAAGACCTGTTTTCTACTTCAATGACCGGTTCTGGTGGTGATTTCTTCAAGGATTATCCGGGTAAATACGACCCCCTTAAGTCTATGATCACTGCCGGACTTGGCGCGCACGGCGGTCTTCTTTCTGTTCCGTATTCGCCTGATTTGTTCGGTAATATTATTAAGCAAGGCAGCTCCCCTTCTGTTAATATTCCCGTTACTGATGATGGCACGGGTCAGTCTGTTGTTGCGGTTCCCGATCTTCGCTTGTGGACGAAAATTCAGAACTGGATGGACCGGTTGTTTGTCTCCGGTGGTCGTATTGGTGACGTGTTTCGTACTGTTTGGGGTAAAGATTCTTCCCCATATGTCAATAAGCCCGATTTTCTCGGTGTTTGGCAGTCTTCGATTAATCCGTCTAATGTCGTAGCTTCTGCGGATGGCGCTACGGCTAAAACGGAATCGAACGTCGGCCAGATGGCAGCCCGTGTTGACAGTTATTCTGATTACGGCCGCAACGGCAAGATTGATTACTACGCTAAAGAATCGGGAACCTTCATGCTTATTACCATGCTTGTTCCGCAGCCTGCTTATTGCCAGGGTTTGCACCCTGATTTGTACGGCGATTCCTTTGCAGATGACTTTAACCCCGAGCTTACAGGTATTGGGTTTCAGGCTGTTCCCCGCCATCGCTTTAGTATGATGCCTACGGGCTTTTCTAATCCGGCAAAAAGTCCATATATGGCGTACCAGGGGGATGTCAAAGTTGATCCTAATCAGCTTTCTGTTGGTGAGGAGGTCGCCTGGTCATGGCTTCGTACTGATTACCGCCGTCTGCATGGCGAATTTGCTCAAAATGGTGTTTTCCAATACTGGACCCTCGTTCGTCGTTTCTCTGAGTATTACGTCTCGGAGTCAAAGCCTGATTCGCCTGTTGAATATTATGATTACAATTATTATGGCACGTACATTAATCCGCTTTCTTGGCAGTATTTGTTTGCTTCTACATCTTTGACTGATCCTAATTTTATCCTGATGGCTGATTATAACTTACGTGTAGTTTCGTCTGTCCCGGCTAATTATATGCCCTTCCTTGGACGTTAATTTTTTATAGGTATGTATCCTAAAAAACGCTTAATCAATTCCGGTTGTATTGCTTCCGGTTCGTTTGCCCCTTGTGTTGATCGTCAGTGTGTTGCACGTCGCCTTTCGTACTATATTAAGGGTGGCGTCGAGCTTGAAGGCATCTCCAATCGTCCTCCGGTTGAGGGTCATTTTGATAGCCCAGAGGATATTTCGTCCGATTCCCTTGATATTACGTCTGATCCTACTGTTTCAAAGCTCGATATTGCTGAATATGCGTCAATGCAGTATGCTGATACTGCTGCGAAGCGTTCGGCTGAAAAGTTTACTGATATGCCTGATGGTAATTCCGACTAATTGAACAATGAAA